ATTTTTCCCGAGGGGTACACTCCCCGGTTCAAGTTCGGGGCGGGAACTAAGAATATTAAAAGTAACAGTATATGCCTTATGAATGGAATAATAAGATAGTGGTGACTCGGGAGGAATTGGTTCCGGCATTTTATTCTTCATGGAGAGCTTTGCGTGGTCAATTAGACCGCTATAAAGAAAAACCTTATGGGATTAAGCGGGCACGGCAGGGCAAAGGGTTGGGAAATTGTGTACTGATTGATTTCGACACACTCCCCTCCGATATTCAGGCGGCTTTGGGAGATCCAAGGAGGTTGAACCATATTCTGGAGAAATTTTATAAGCCGGATCCGGCGGCAATCACTTTTTATACGAATGAAAAAGCCGGTGGTAAAGGATTAGCTCCTGATAAACAGGAAGAATATATCATTAATGCTCAGGTGTTGAATGCGGCGATTGCTTTACGTGATGCGCGAATTGATGAACATCTGAAGCGTACGGGGCGGCGTCCTAAGAAATTGGAAGAGACAGTCTGTGATGATGTAAAGAGTTTCAATCCGGTGTTAAAGTCGAAATTCGGAGTATGTCACACTTTACCAGGAAATCCGCGGCGTCTTATGGATAAAATCCGGAACTACGAGCGGGAGGGGTATGGTAGCCTGATTACAGGTGCTTTCGGCAATACAAATGCAGCTAAAAAAACAGAGAAAACCATTTATTTGCTTGAGAGTATGTTTGCCCGTGATAAGGTAAAACCCAACCCGACGGATGTGGCACGCCGTTATGACGCTTTTCTCGGCGGATATGTGGAACTTTTTGATGCGGCTACGGGTGAGCAATTCAATCCGAAGGATTACAAGAGACTGAGCGAACGGACGATTACGAGGTTTTTGTCGAGTTGGGAGAGCAAGGTGGCAACGTATAAGCAGCGTACGGGCGAGCGGCAGCAGTATATGAGTGAGTTTGAGTCGTGGGTGAGTACGGGGCATGTGAAATGGGCGGGCAGTCTGTTGAGTATTGATGACCGGCAGCCACCATTTGAGTATGAGAAGGGGAAACGGATGTGGTTTTACCTGGGTATTGATTTGGGAAGCGAGGCATTTACGTGTTGGGTGTGGGGAAAGGATAAGGAGGGTATTATTCTGGATTTTTACAGGGAGATGGTACGGAATTACGCGGAATGGGGATTATCCCTTCCGGCAGAGCTGGAGTGTGAGAGTAATTTGAACGCGAATTTCCGGAAAACGTTCCTCCGGGAGGGCAGGATGTTCGATTATGTGCGGGTGGAGGCGAATAATGCCCGGGGCAAGCGTATCGAGCAGTATTTCCGGAGTCTCCGTTATGATTTTGAACGTGAGGAGGAGAACTGGATCGGCCGTCCGTTTGCCCGGAATGAAGCCAATCAGAGCCGTCCGGACAAAAAGACGGTGGAATATAATGCACTGGTACGCCAGTGTCTGAAGACCATCCAGGACTGGAATAACCATGAACATAGCCAACATAAGGGAAAAACACGCTGGGAAGTGTTTTTGGAAAAACAGAATCCGGATTTGAGACCGATTAACTGGAAAGGGATTCTCCCCTATTTAGGTTATGTCACCCGGGCAACATGCCGATCAGGAAATGTAAAGTTCCATGATACGTTGTTTTTACTTGGAGATAACGGAAAGATAGCCCTGGGGGATGAGTTGATTGAACTCATGAAAGTGGTAGAACGACAGGAATTGCAGATTTATTGGCTGGACGGACACGATGGCGGAGTATTGAAGGCGATAGCCTATATCGACAATAAGTATGTATGTGAGTTGATTAAAAAGCCTATTGTCGCCCGTGCCCGGATAGAGCAGACTGCCGGAGACCGTGCAAATATGGAATTGGTAAGCCATTATAATAACACAATCCGGGCTTATGCAACCCGACGAAAGAATGCGTTGACAGATGTGGTGATGATCGATCACCGGCGCCGGACGCTGAACGACAATTTTAAGATTCCTTTTCTTGAAACCGGAGCTGAGCAGTACCAGCCAATGGAACTGGAAATTTTGAATAATGATTTTGAAGAGCCGTTGAAACGGGATTTAAAGAGAACTGCAAAAACGGTTAAGGAACAAATGATGGAAAATTGGTTAGGATTATGATAGAATTAACAACAGATTACAAAAAACGCGTTGTGGAGGCCTTGATTTCCGCACGTGAGAATTACAGTGGCAGCGACAGTGATTTTTCCCGGAAATGGGGTATTGACAAAACCGTTTATTCCCGGTTAAAGAAAGGCTTTCAGGAAGGTTTGCTTTCAGTGGGGAAGTATATCGAGCTCGGTATGGAGCTGAATGTATCGGCCAGGGAACGGAAGTGGAATATGGTGCGGACAGAGGTATTTAACCTGATTGAAGCAGAGGTAAAGTTTTGTAAGATGTATTCCAAGGGTAAGATTTTTGTGGATAAGTGCGCTATCGGGAAGACTTATTCTGCAAAGTATCTTTCACAAACACTACCAAACTGTTTTTATGTAGATATGAGTCAGGCTAAGAAGCCGATCCCTTTCGCCCGTGCATTGGCTCGGGCTATCGGTGCAGAAGCCAAAGGGCGTCTTGTGACAGTAAAGGAACGTATTAAATATTACTTGAAGCTGCTCCCGAATCCGGTAGTGATTATCGACGAAGCCGGGGATATGGATATTACAATGGTGTCGGAATTGAAGGAGTATTATAATGCCCTGGACGGGATGTGTGGGTGGTATGTTTTGGGGGCAAACGGTTTGCGGGCTAAAATTAATTACGGTATCGAACATGAAACATCCGGATATGAGGAGTTGTTTAGCCGGTTAAGTGATAAGTATTCCACGATCGTACCTGCGAATAAGGATGAGCGTATGGAATTTTATCGGCGATTATGCCGGAGTGTTCTGGAAGCTAATATGACCGATCGGAGTAAATTGGACTGTCTAGTGGCATTGTGTCTTAAAACAGAGAAGGATGGCGAAATTAGCGGTTTGCGCCGTGCGGAAAGTTTATTGATTTTATCGGAAATGTAGTATGGGAAAAAAGAGAGCTTTAACGGTGAGAAACGTATTTGACGCACGTAATGAGGCACTGCCTTTGGAGGGGGTGTGGGCGGATGCTTTTGGGCGGAAGGATTTCGGAGGTGCATGGCTGATATATGGACGGGAAAAAAATGGAAAGACTACGTTTGCCTTGATGTTTGCCCGTGCATTGAGTTTGCGGGAACCTGTATTGTATATTTCGGCGGAGGAGAATCCGTGTACGTCTGATTTTCAGCGGGCGATGAGTCGTGCTGGAATCACGGTGGGTGACCGGAATCTGCGTTTTTTACCTTATATGGATTTTGAAGATATTGCAGTGACATTACGTAAGCGCCGGGCTCCCCGGATTGTGTTTTTGGATAATCTGACGAAGTACCGGCGGAAGGTGCGTCCGGATCGTCTGACGGATTTGTTGGATGAGTTTCCAAAGACGACGTTTGTGTTTTTGGGGCATGAGAATCCGAAGGACGGGGAACCGTTGGGGGCGTTGGCTTTCGAGTGCAAGATTTTCGGGGCGATGGTTATCCGGGTGGAGGGTTTGGTGGCTAAGGTTGTGGGGCGCGGGGATGTTGCCGGAGAGTTGGTGATTGACGAGGAACAGGCGAGTTTGTATTATCGGAATGTTTTACCGGGGTCGGAAAAGACTCCGGATGTGCAAAATGAAAGACAATAATATTAGGACTATGAAACAGGAAGTAACGAATTTTGGAAAGTTCTACCGGTTACTCCGGCTATTGCCAGGCGGACAGGATCCGGATGAACTGAAAGAGGACCTGGTATGGAAGTTTACGGATTTCCGGACCAACAGCCTCCGGGAGATGAAACGGGAGGAATACAACCGGATGGTTGAATACCTGGAAAATATGACAGGCGGACAGATCCCGGAACGCAGGCGGCGTGGTTACTACAGTGATGAAGCAGAGTTATGGCGCAGACGTGCCATCGCGGCGGTATTCGGGTTCTATGAGAAGATAAAGGAACCGGTGACGCTGGAGTATGTGAAGGGGGTTATCTGCCGGGCTGGAAAGGTAACAGATATTAACCAGGTTCCTCCGGCCAAGATGCGGGATATTTATAACAGCTGGCTGATGAAGCAGCGGGTAAAGAAAAGTGTCGATCGGGTTGCAGATGAAGAGCTGGTAAAGTATGGTTATCTGGAGAAAGGAGGCGGACAATGATTTACATGGAAGGCTGTTTTATTGATCCGCATGAGGGGATCCTGACCGCCCGGATTACTTGCGATACCCAAAAGCAACAGGCGGTACTTGAGATAAAGGATAAACCGGGACGGTATGGTAAGGTGTTGGCGAAAGCAGGTGTCAGCGGTCCCAGAGCAGAAAGATTTTATATACGGACAACCAATTATTATTTCGGATATGATAGAAAAACAGATTCCTGCAACTGAAAAGGTCGCAAAATTACGTTCCATGGGCTTTATTGTGGAAGAGCACAGAGTAGAAAAATGGCATGGCGAAGAATGTTTCCATGTGTGGGAATGGCAGCTGAAAACGGGTGACGACACGTGGATCAACGCACTTTCCCTGTTTGATGATATTATCAGGGATAAAATGAGCAGTCTGGTACTGGACAGCATTACCCGCTTTGATGTGTATTATAAATTGAATAGGAAATAATTACAATCTGCAACGCGGGATAGAAATAATATGTAACAAATCAGCAAGGAGGTATATATGATCGGCAAAGAAGAATTGATACAGGTATTTGAACAATTTCTGAATGAAACCGGGAATTGGTACAGGTTTACGGATTTTGCAGAAAAACAGGGATATACAATTGAAGAACTTGGATTTTCCGAGGATGAATAAATTAAATAAAAGAAATGATGACGGAAAATGATCTTAAAACTATGGGGTTGATACTGTCGCTTGACGAATGTATTGGATTGGTCCGGGATGTATGTGATAACTACAAAGACAAAGTGAAACACGCCAGGACTTATGCCTCAAAGAAAGCCTGTAAAAAATCAATAGCGTTTTATGAGGCAGTACAATATCACCTTGAGCGGTTGAAAAAGATAGAATCCGAAACTAAAAATTGACAATTTTATGAGTAATGTAAATGAATTATCGGTAGAGGAACTGGAAAGACTCCTTGCCGAAAAGAAAAAAATGAAAAAAGACGAAGAAATTCGTAAGCGTGAGGCTTACGAAGCTATCCGGGCGGAGGTTGTATACAAAATCCGGACCAAAGTCCGCAGTGTTGTAAATGACGTCAAGGGATTGTTTGATTTTGTCCAGGCGGAGACGGGAGCATTCAAGGAGGTTATGGCAGAATACGGACAGCTCCGCGATCCGGGGCAAATGAGTTATAAACTGGATTGGGACGGTTTCCGGATCTGGATAAAATGCAACAAGGTGAAACGGTTTGATGAACGTGCCGATGTGGCAGCATCCCGGCTGCTTGAATTTTTGCAGGGATGGATTAAGAAATCGAATCAGGGCGAAAATGATCCGATGTACCAACTCGCAATGACGCTCCTGGAGCGCAATAAATATGGTGACCTGGATTATAAGAGTGTGAGTAAGCTGTATGAACTTGAAAGTAAGTTTGATGCTCCGGAATACTCTGCTATTATGCAGCTCTTTAAAGAGAGTAACGTGGTGGAGGGCACTGCAACTAACTATTACTTTGAGGAAAAGGACGAGCGTGGCGTGTGGCGAAGACTGGAACCGAGTTTTAACCGTTTATAATGAATACTATGACAGCAAATTGGTTTGAAGGAAAAGTAAAGTACATGCGCGTGGATGAAGACGGGCGTAAACGCAAGGTGATGGAAATGTATCTGGTAGATGCGATGAGCTATACTGAAGCGGAAGCGCGGATTATAGAGGAAATGGAATTGGTTGTACGGGGTGAATATTACATTCCCAGCCTGAAAAAATCAAATATCAACGAAGTTGTTTCATCGGAGGATGAGAATGATGACCGGTGGTATAAAGCGAAAGTAGCAATTGTAGATGCTGACGAAGTGAGCGGGAAAGAGAAACGGAGTTTTCAGTATTACCTGGTAGCTGCTTGTGACACAAACCGCGCTCTGGGGAATTTGGAAAAAGCATTGTCGACATTTGTTGTCCCTTATGAAGTTGCTTCTATTTCAGATACCCTGTTTATGGATGTATTTCCGTATTTCGGGGATAACACAGAGGATATAAATTCAAAAAAATGACCGAAGATGGACAGGACGATTGATTTCAGGGAACTGGTCCATAAGATGCGCAAGGCGCAAAAACAGTACTTTAAAAGCAGGGACCGGAGGGACTTGCAGAAAGCGAAGGAACTGGAAAAGGAAGTTAATGATTTTCTGTCAAGACACTTTCAAAAGGCACAGGGCAAAACCCTCTTTGATTAAATAAATAAAAAGCCCCGAGCAAGATATTACTACAGGGCGGTGTGACAACCACAAATGTAGTAATAATCTTGCAATTATGGGGTATAACAGGCGAAATATTTTGAAGCGGATTATCGAGGTACAGAATATTACTCTCGAACA